ACGGAGACGGTGTAACATTAGGTCCTAATGGTAGCTGGATGGTAGCACGTAGAAGAAAATGGGCAGCAGAGAAACTTGTTAGAACACATGTTGAGTTTTATTCAAGACGAGCAACAGCAGATAATCATATCTATTATCCATTACAACAACTAGAATATTTGACCAGTTGGCTAAAAGCAAACAATATAAAGTTTTATTATACATTCAAAAGTTTATAAGTCAAGCGGAAATACACCATTTGAATACTTATCTACTTCTGAGTTAATTAGGACGTCTTGGTTATGTTTAAGTATTGGCATCATATCCCAATACATTTCATGCAACTCTTCTATTGACTTTGCAGACATTTCTTTAATAACATTCATTATTGCTTCTAATTTATGCTCTCCATCAACATTGTCATAATCTTCGCTCCAATAATCACTAAAGGTTTTATACCCTAAACTTTTTAGATGCTCTATTGTGCCTGTTGCACCATAAATTATTTGTGGGTGCAAATTAAGTATAGGTCTGGTTGTTTTTTCTGTAATAAACATTTCAGTATGGAAAGTTTTAAAATAATCATTTATTTCATCTTCCCAATGATAGTCGCACAATGATTGACATTCTGAACCTTCTGTAGTGATTGTAAAGTATGTATTCTCATAAATGTTTCTAAAATCACCTACCTTGTTCCAGTCTAAATTATTTACTGCTGGATAAGGCTCAAATACTTTGTCATATATTTCTTGCCAATCTCCAGTAATATCAAATTGTAATGGTAATTGATTTCTTATGTCATTTGTTAGTAAGTCTACCCATTTTTGATGTTTAAGTACAGGGTCTGTTGGACTTGGATTTAATAATTCAGGGAAGGCATGGAAACTAGTTAAAGTATTTTCTGTATCAACTAAATTTTCTTTAAACATTGAAAGCATAAACATTAACCTGTGTGGTAACATGTTTCCATTTAAGCAATTATATTTTTTACTTCTTATGCCCTCAGGTGCTTCTTTTGTATAAATTAAATGGTTATGATATCCACTATTTTTTCTATACAAAAATAATCCAAAGCATTCGCTCTCTACATTTATTTTGTCTGGTGTGTCTGAGTAAAGTTCATGCCACTTGTCATAACTTTGCTGTATCTTTTCATTACTACCTCTAAAGGTAATATTAGAAAGTTTAACATTATACTTTTTACCAAATTCGTGCAATCGCTGATAAAAAATTTTGTTATCAATAAGTATAACTGTTCCTTCACAAGTGTAATTAAATTTTATTTTTACTTGCTCATCAGGAAATTGTTTCCTAAAGTTTTGGAAATTTTGTGTTAGTGTTTCTGTAAAATTTTCCCAACTATGCCAGGTTCGTTCCTCGCATTGTAGTAAATCGTATTCAAATGTTCTAATCATTAATCAATTACTATGTCTTCCATACCTGCTGTTCTAAGCCTTGTAATGTGTCCAATTTGCCATTGTTTTGTATCAAGACCTTTCATTATACCCAAGTATTTATTTCTTAGAAGACTGAATTGATTAACTAAGTGAGTTAAATCTATAACACTTTGTTCACCATCAACAAATTTATCTGCGTCTCGACTACTTAAAGTTCTGTTATAATTTTCTAAATATTTTCTGAATACTGTTGAACGTTCTTTGCGAAGTTCAATATTTAAATGTTCGAGTATCGCTTCAATCTCTTGGAGTTGATTGAAGCGGAACTCTGTCAGACCGGGAAGGGAGGCGGAGGCTTTCTCCAAACTCCCTTTTATTCTGACTTCCCATCTTGCATCTTCTAGTTCTTTGTCATAGTATGCTATTGCATCGACAATATTGCCTAGATCTTCAACAATTTTATTATAATGAGTTGCCATTAATAATCCCAATCATCGTCCTCGTCCTCGTCTCCAAGGCCGATTTCAAAATGGCTTACTATAGCCGCCTTCATAACAGTATCAAACTCATTGAGATGATCTTCTGCTTCTGAAATACTGACATTGTCTTCAAATGTTCTGACAAGGTCCTCTGCTATATGAAGCCTTTCTTTTGCTGGAACTTGCGATTTTATCGTGTCCCAGACATCTAAAAGTAATGCTACCTCAGGACTCATCTGTATAATCCTCCATATCTGGTTCTAATACTTCAGGGTCTATATCCTCAACATCTTCTTGTGCTTTTGGATTTTGTCCCCATTCGTCTATAATTAGTTGAAGTTTTTCATCAGTCCAGGCTTTTCTGAACTCTTTTATTTCTTCACCAGTTATAGGAGATATGTAAGATAATTTATTACCGACTTTTTCCACAATGCCTTTGGCTTCTAACATTTCTAACATACCACTATATGGGTCCATTCCAGTTTCATAAGGAATCTTGATCTGTACACCTTCAAAAGGTTTACTGTATCTAGACTTCATTACTTTACAGGCCGCTCTAATGCCTTGCACAGAAGATACTTTGTTTCCGTCTGCATCTTCTTTTAGTTTTAGTTTTTTAATCGCAACCACAATACTACTTGCATATATAAAACCTTGTCCGCCTGATATTTTATCATCAGGATCAAACATGTCTTGTGATGCATAAGTATGGTTAGTTGCCACTAGGGCAATAGGGAAAGGAGCAATCTGGTTTACTGTATTCCTAACCAAGGCCGCAAGTGCCTTAGGTTTTCTACCCATATCTCCTTTCATATCACCTTTCTGAAATTGATCAACGTCTGTAGGAGTTAAAAGCATTCCTAAACTATCAACAACAAAAACAAGTTTTGGCATTTCATCATATTCGAGATCGCCATAGTTTGCTTTGTAGTCTTTCATAAATTCAGATATTGCTTTGGCAACGTCGTCAATCATTGATACACTAATTCTCAGTAATTTTTCTGGACTAGTGTCTACGTCTAATGCCTGTAACCATTGTTCGTCCAATGCATTTTCAGAGTCAAATAATACTACCTGACAGCCTTTATCTTGTGCATTTTTAACAATGTTACCAGAACATATAAACGATTTACCAGAACCTGACTCACCAGCAAATACACTTACTTTACCTAGTGGAATACCTCCATTGAAGTCTCCACTTATTAAATAATCAAGTGTTTTGTTACCAGTACTAATCCAATCTCTAGGGTCATGGAAACCTGCACTGATTCCAGTTATGCTTTTTGTCAGTCCAGTTCTGAACTTTGTTAAGTCAAATGGTTTTTGCATGATGTCTCCTTAACTTGATTGTCTGTTTCTAATCATGTTAAGAATGTCATCTGCTGACTTCTTACCTGAGTCTCCACTATCTGCTGATGCCGTTGCAGGTGCTGGTGCCTCTGCTACTGGCTCTACTGGTGCTGGAGCAGTTTCTGTTGCAGGTGTAACTACAGGAGCCACACTCTCTGTTGCAGGTTGCTGTACTGCTGGAGCAGGTTGAGCCGATGCAACTGTTGATTGTGTGCTTGTTCCTGTATCAAGTCCATAGGGTTTGTAAAAGTTACCCCATTTTGCTGGATCATACAGTTCTCCATTTACACTTGCCTCAAACATTTCTGATATTGCCTGTACACCTTCTGGTGTTGGTTTAGCAGGAATGAAATCGTTTAAGTTATACAAACCATGTGTATCAATTGCCGCCAATTGTTCTTCAGTTAGAGCAGTTTCTTTTCTTGCCCATTTAGAAGTACTATAGTCTGCATACTGTCCTTTAGTAGTTTTTGCTAATCTAAAATCAGTACCAGCAGTATAATCTGTTGGTAAATTTTCCATGTCAGGGTCCATGAGTGCTGATTTGATTATATTGAATATTTGTGGTCCAATTACAAAACGTCTAATTGGATTTTCTGGAGCCTCTTCATTTAATGGATTTTCATTTACAAAACCCTGGAAGATGTAACTTCTTTTTTTCCAATATTTTCGTCCCATATCCTCTAATGAAGGATCTTTAAACCAAGGTCTAACCTCAGTTAAGACTGGACATGTTTCTCCTGAATACATTTCCATACAAGGAACTTGTACAGTAGTTGGTTTTGCGTCACCACCTACAACTCCTGGAAATGTTAGTCTTATCATTTGTCGTTCAACCCAAAAGAACGTGTTGTTTGGATCATTATCAGGAAGGAATCTTAGTACAGTACTAGTACCTTCGTCTATGTTCCAAAATGGGTAAATTGCTTTATCGCCTTGAGCTGGGGAACTACTGCTGGATTTGTTATCCATTGATTGTAGTTTTGCTCTAATTTCTTCTAAAGATGCCATAATGTTTTCTCCTTTTATGTATGCCATGTTCGTAATACTTTCATATTACTTGTGCCTTAATTATATTGCCTTGATGCAAAAAAGTCAAGTACTTTTTTACAACTATTGGAAAAATAATTTATCTTTCCAACAAATTTATTTATCTTTATAAACGTATTTTATACGTCAAAGCGGTCCATAAATGCTTCATATGACTCTTCTATACTCATAGGAGCATTTGATACATTGTGCTGACCTGCACTTAGTAAACAACTTTTAATTGCGCCATACTCGAATTGACTAAGTTGTCCACCAGCATTAAGTTTATTACTAATGCTATGTAAATAATTGCCTAAAGTTTCATCTTTTGCTGTATTACCAAGAGCAGTAACTTTATGTCCTAACTGTTGATTAATACCTTCAAACTCTAACAGGTCATCTTCTGCTAACATGTCTTTAAGTCCAGCAAATGATTCTAACTCTATTGCTTTTGTAATTTTACTTTCAAAACTTCTCTTTCTGCTAGTCATTGCCTTTAAACTATCCATTGCATTTGCAACTTTGTCATCAAAATGTGTTTCAGTAAATTTTGATTCAAGATCTAAATCGTCTTGTAATAGTTCAACGTTGTTGTAGTCTTTTACACTTTCAACTGCTGTGGCATATGACTTAACTCCACTTAATCTCTTAAATGTTGTTCTGATATTGTTAATATTTTCTATTGCTAATGATACAAACTCTTCGTTTTCTTCATTAACTAATTTTGACTTGCGTACATAACCAACAAACTCTTTAAGTTTACTAAACTCTTTTGCCATGTCTGTAATTGCTTCGCCAATTTCATCATAAGTTTCACCGCCATTGTGCAAATGTCTTGCCATTGCTCTTGCGGCTGACAGATTATTTTCTGCCATTTTAAATTTCTCTTCTCCACGTTGTATTAATATACTGTGGATGTTTCTGCTTCTAGCACCACGTACTTCTTCATTTACGTCTTTGTTGTGCCTTACAATAATTTTTACACTATCTGCTAGAGGTTGATAACTGGATTTTCTACTACCTGTCATTTTACCTAAACTTGCTTCTGTAATAGACTCTGACATGTCTGAATCCATCATTGGGTCTCTGTCATATCCTAAATTCTTTTCTGCCTGTTTTGCCTGAATCACTGCAGACTTAGGTTCGTCATTATTACGTTTATGTAACATATATGCTCTTGCTAAAATTTTTGCCCTCATAGGATTTCCTGGTTTTAAATCAGGATCATTAGGAAACATTTGCCCTACAGTCAAGGCAAACATTTGCATATCTTCAGCATCTGCAGTATCAAAACTAAGTTTTTGACCTTTATCCTGACCAAACTTAAATTTACTTCCAGGTGGATCTAATAATGGATTTTCTTGTAGTCCTGCAAGTTTTCTTAATATTTCCATTTCTTCTGACATTGGTTCATCCTCTTTGCTCTTTCTAGCAACATCTACTCTTTCACCTTTTGGTTTAATCTGCTTGTCAAATACAGAGTAATCGAAGTCTAGCAAATAATCTTGTGCTAATTCCTTTAGCATAGGTCTAATTTTTTCTATAGCCTCTCCTGGTGTTCCTGTTTTTAAACTTAAATGTTTATCTAATGGATCTATCCTAACTAAAATGTTTGGAGACTCAACAGCAAAACGTGTTGCCTCCATAGGATCTATAACAAGATCACCTTCTTTATTGTAACTGCTAACTTCATAACCAAAACCCTTTAACAGGTTAAAAGTTTTTTCTGCTACTAATTTAATGTTCATACGTCTATTTATCTGATCTTACACTCTTACCCACAAGTTGTTTAAAACCATTCTGACATTTTCAACTGTATTTTCTATATTTAATATAACCCAATAACTAGAATTATCGCCTCCATTAAACAAATAATGCTCTTTTGTGGTGTCTGCAAAGTAAACAAATCCTTCGTCCCATTGTGTTATCTTGCCATCTATTACAAAGTTAAAGTAAGGTGCATTAGTATATTGTAAGGGTACAATCAGCCTAAAACAGTCTATAAAAGGCTCTCTGTGATCTCTGTGAGGAGGGAAAAATCCCCCTGGATCTAATCTTAAAAGATGTGATCTCCAAACACCTTGTCCAAATTTATCTAATATAGTTTTTAGTTCTGGATAATCTGCTACAGGTGTTCTGGTAGTAAATGAGTGTTCTCCATAGTTTGTGCCTTCTTGTTCATTATATTCTCTCAAACTGTCTAAGTCAGGATTTCCAGACACTCCTCCGTCTAAACTTGTAATACTTAAACCATATCTGTTTATCAGTTTACGAGGATTATATTGTTGCCATTTAAAATTTTCGTATATCCAATCCAAAAAGTTATCTGGATTGATATAAAATTTTGTTTTAATTTGTTGGCCATACAAAGCCATAGAGTTGTATGCAGATGTATTAAGCAAAAGTTGATTTGTTGTTTGCTTTCTCATTTATATAATACCAATAGGCATAGGATAATCTGAATCATCTAATGAGTCAGGATCATTAGGATCTACTGATAAACTACTATTTACAGCATTGTAAACATCATCTTCAAATGCACTAATATATTCTACCATCCTGACAGCAATTATTAGTGCCATAACTAAATCGTCTGTAGCACCTGGTTTTGCTTTAAAACTGTGACCTGCACTAACAAAATTCTTTAATTCACTTACTAGTGCCTTACTTTTAAGTTTTAATTTATCACTTTCTACTAATCTTTTTAATTGTAAACAGGCTTCCATTTTATTTTTGTGTGTTGTATGATATCCTTTTCTGCCTTTTTTACCCTGTATTCTTTTAGGCTCGTGTAAAAAATCTCCTGGGAATGTTTCCTCTCCTGTGTCCCTAATTACTACAAGAGCCGCTTCACCAATACTATTATTTTCTACCGTCCAATATATTTGTGATAAACTGTTTGTTTGATCTTTAATGTAATGCATTATTTCCATCATTACTTTCATTTGTTTTTCTATAGGAGATTTATTATGATACCATTCACCTACTTGTTCCATACTGGGTACTTCTATTACCTGTATGGCGGCATTGTCACCTCCTGTACCACTACTAGGATCTAGTGTAACCAAATATATATTGTCATGAGATGGTTGTTTATACCAACGTACTTGTCCACTTCTTAAAATAGGATTTACTCCTTCCATATCAACTAGTTTAAGTGGATCTATAAGTGTTTCATCATATATAATAAATTCACATTCATGCTCACGTCTAAATCTTTCTTCACCTATTCTACCACGTTCCTCTGTTGCCCAGGCGGCATCTCTATCAGGATGTCTGTCCCATACTGCTAACATAGGTTTAAAACCATTTACGCCTAATTCTTGCTCATTACCATGTTCATCAAATAACTTATTTGCTTGACCCCAAATAGTTGCAAAAGTATCCTCATCACTGTTTGGCGTACTTGTAATAATACATTTACCACCTGTTGCTAGTGTAGGAGATAATGCTGTCCAAAATTCACTTGCTATTCTAGGAGGTACAAATGCAAACTCGTCCAAGTACACTAAGGTAAGTGACATACCCCTACCAGTATTTTCTGTAGTAGTACTTGCTACAATTCTGCTACCATTATCAAAACTTATACTACCTTTGTTGTATTCTGTTACACCTGCTCTTATATGATCAGGCACACTTTCATATGCATACCTAATACGTTGCATAATTTCCTGAGCACCTGCTTGTTTATGTGCCGCAACTAATATTGTGCTGTCAGGCTTAAACATAGCATACCACAACAAGTATCCTGCCGCCACAGTAGTTTTACCCATCTGTCTGCCCAGCATGTTTATACTGTATCTATAATTATTGTAGTTGTGAATTAGTTCTAATTGATAATCAAAAGGATCAAAATCAATACCACCCTGTGTTGGATGTTGTATTTTAACATGATTAGTCATGAAATATAGAGGACCTGTGTCTTGATTTGCACAGTTCTTAAAATCTTCTATGGTATCTGGTGTATATGCTACTTTGCTGTAGCCTTGTTTAACCAGACTGGTATCTGCTGTTCCTCTTGCCATACTACTATTTATGTAGTATTGGGTTTAAGAAATGCTTTTTTTCAGTTTATCTTTTAGGTAATTAACTAAAACTTCTTTATCTGTAGAATAACTTGCATCTTGTGGAGATATAACCATCACTTTTTTGTCTTCTGGTTCATCTGCATCACAAGGTGCTTCTGGCTCTACTGGCTCTTTAGGCTCTTCATCATGATCATGATCTGCGTCATCGCCTTTTTCAGTTTTATTAAGATCCATTGCCATATCAACACCAGCAAGTTTAAGTATATCATGCAGGTCATCCATTGTTTCAGCACTTGCTTCAACACTGACAGAACCTTTATCGTTGTTTTTATGTTGTTTGTATTCTACTGAGCCCTCAAGTTTATCTTCAGAAGGAACAACACCATATGCATCGCTCATTGCTTCTTCTAATCCAGCAAGTTGTTTTAGTTTTTGTATGCTTTCGTCTTGCATGTTTAAAGGTCTCCCTGTGTTGTCTTTTGGTCTTTCGCCTGGCTCATCTGATGTTTGCTGATCAGCCTGTTGATCCATTTTTTCCTGTTTCATTTGTTCTCTGGCACTTGCAATCTGATCACCATGAGTAATTGGTAATCCTTTTTCTTTAGCCCATGCCATTACTTCTTCGTCTGAAAATTCTATATCATCAGCATCTTGAACTGCATCAGGGTCAGCAACTCCACCAGTACCAACTTCTGGACTTTCTCCTGAAGTGTGTTGGTTATGTAACTGATCAAATTGTGCTAATGCACCCATTCCACCGGAAGCCAACATATCTGTCAATTTGCTTAATAACTTTCTAACTGCCGGCATAAATCTTTTGTTAATGCCTTTATCAGCACTAATGTTTCTCAAAGCAATTTTGGCATTTTGAGCCAAAACTTTATCACCACCAACCATGTCTTGTAAAATTGGAAGTGAAACATCTGCTGTAAATTCTTTAAGTACTTCTAAAACTTCTGGATTTTGTAATGCTTCTTCTATGCTTTCTGCACTTTGCATCATTGCTGTTCTATCTGGCTCTGGATTTCCTTCTTGTTCTTTATTTAAAGCATCAAGCATTCTCATCACTGCTGGTGCAAATTTAGAATTTAAAAGTCTGTCCATATCAGATGCTAACTTACCAGCACCTTGTGAAGCAACATCTTTTCTTTGTCCAAGAGTGTCTAATCCTCTTTGTAGTTGTTGAGCACTTTGTCCTGATGTTTTTGCATATTTTTGTGCCATAGCACTTGGACTTTCTTCCATACTGCTCATAGCAGTCATGGCTTGATCTACTGTACAATTAGGTCCTAATTTCATACAAGTTGCTTTAAATTTATTTGCTTTTTCAGGGTCTGATTTCATTAAATTATCATACATATCTTGGCATTCTTTATTAAGCCCTTCGTTAATGTCTTGTAAATCTAATAGATCATAATCAATGCTGTCATCTATTTCAGCATGTACATTATCCATTCTGTCTGCTCTGTAATCGCTATCTGAATCTTGTTCTGGATTTCTTTTTGCTAACTCACCTTGAATTTGATTTTTTAATGGACCATTTAATAAATCATCTAATGCGTCTGCTTTTTTAATAATGTCTCTAATTGCAGGTACTTGTGAATTTCTCAGTCTGTCCACTTGTTGGTCTACAGTTTGAGCACTTTTACCTGTAAGGTCTTTTGTGACTTTTGTTAATTGTGAACTAGGCATGGTATCTCTAGCCTTTGCATCGTCTATATCCTGTACCATTTTATTCATATCGCCAGATATAGGATCTGCTTCAGATACACTAGAGTTTTCTATCTCTTCTAGTTTTTCTAACATATCTTTCAAGTTCATTATAGTACGCCTTTTAATGTTTGAGCATTATTAGAAACTTGTTTTTGACTCTCTGCGCCTCTACCCATGTTAGGTAATCCGTGCATTTGAGCGCCAAGCTCTTCTAGGTCTTTGCCCATTATTTGATCTTTGTCTGGATAATTACGGAAATATTCGATACCTTTTTCGTCTTTAATTTTTTGTAGTTCGTCTAAAAACTTTTTATTGTACTCTTCACCAAAATGTGCCTTAGCAAAATCTAGGTCTTCATTTTGTTTTTCGTAGTGTGCTTGATCTTCATTATTAAGAACTGCGTCTTCTTCGCTCACTCTTCTGTCTTCATCTGCTTTGGCTTTTTCCTCTGCCATTTCAGATTCTATTCTTCTAGGATCTTTAACATTATATGCTAGGACTCTTGCATGATCCATGCCTAAATTAACTGCACACCATACTTCAAGTATTCTTTCATTTACAGGGTATTTTAAAATAACATCTGTACTGCAAACTTCTGATGTACACTCAGTGCCTTTTACTCTGTAAAACTCCATTGGATTTTCTTCAATTGGTGTTCTTTTGAATGGTGTTGCACTGACAAGGTTATACTTTGCTAGGCATTTTTCTAGCATGTCCATATGCTCAGAGCCACAGTCTGCGGCAAATTTAATTCTGTAGCCGTACTCTTTACTAAAAGACTCTGTTATATAATTTTTAAGTTCCATAATTAATAACTCCGTTATAACACTTATTTATCACTTTATGCAATTTTTTAATAAATAAAAATATGCTCACAGACAAAGACTTACAATTACTAAGAAATAAACACAGTAAAAAGGGTAAAATTTATCAAGAAGGTGATTGGAAAAAAACTTCTGAGGGTAATCTAATGATTTTTAAAAATGGCAGGTGGGTAGATTTTACAAAACTAACCGTTTCCACCTCCGCCTTTTATGATTTTTAATAAATCATTTCTATCAAATACTGTTGCTTGAACAGTTTCTTCATTACTTCCTTTATCACTAAACTTGTCTATTCTTGCCTTTTTCAGCATTAAATCTATCTGTTGCAGTTTGGCCTTTGTCTTGGCGTCACTGGCGTCTAAGGCTATTTTAAGCATATTACTTGCTTCTGCAAATACTTTACCAGCCGCCATGTCACTAACATTCATGCCCAAACTCATCAATTGTTCATAACTATTAATAGCCTTTTTGGCTATATCGTTCATTTCTACTTCATGATCTTCTAGGCCTCTTATTTCTTTAAAGGCCGCATTTATTTTTTCACTCACAGAAAGAGCATTTTGTGTTTCTTCTATTATTTCTTCTGTCTCTTCCTTAGTGGGTACTACTTCTGTAGCCTCTTCTATGGGAGGCAGATTGAACTCTTCTTCCAGTTTCTTTGTCATATCAGTATTTATTACTTACGTTTTTTAGCAACACGGCGTTTAGGCTTTCGAGGTTTGTTATTTCTAAATATTTGATCTTCATTAATAACTTTAAACCGTATTCCTTTTCTTGTACACCATTCTTGTGCCGCTGTCCATTTGGCGGCATTTATGGCTGTTTGGATTTGTTGCCCTTGTGTTTTTGCACTTTCTAATGTCGTTTGATTTCTGGGTTTTATTTCCACAAGTTCAACATGTTGCACACCGTCTTTGTCAGTATATTGCACCATAAAGTCTGGCACATAATTATGATACTTTCCATCCATTGGACTTCTGTAAGGTATCTTTACATTCTCACTTGCCCATTTAGTTATATTAGGATGGTTGTCGCACATTCTCATAAATGCTAGTTCCCAACTACTTCTATAAGTAGGTATAGAACTTCCCACATATTTAGACGTGTTTACGATATCATATTTTCCTGATGCAAATTTCGTTGGCATAATACTATTTATGGTTGTATTAAGTCTTTTAATTTGCTACGTGAGTTTAGTGTGGGGGTTTTTAAATCTATTTTGTTACCTGCTGGTCTGTACGCATTAATGGCCGCATAAGCATCTACTGTTAATTTTAATGAATTTTGGTTCATTTCAAAATAACTTGTTGGATGTAATCCTTGAACTTCTGCAACTTTTATTAATACTCTTGCCATGGCATTGGCATTTTGTTTTTTAAATCCTATGCTTTGTAATTTAGTTTTAATTACTGATAAAGTACTAGGATCTATAGGTGTATCTTTTGGTGCGGCAATATCGGCTAATATTTGTGAACTTGCTTCTGGTAACGGAAATTTTACACTTGCATTATCTATGTATGCAACTAAAGTATCCTGTACAATTTTATAGGATACTTCACTACCAAATGTATTGTACATAGCAGTAGACATTATTCTCCTTCTCCTCTAGTAGGTGCAATAGTTACATTTGCTAATGCTCTTTCACCTTTTTTAGCCAATGCACTTAACACATAATTTTTAACATCTTGTTTGACATCTCCACCTGATAATTTAGATAGTATTGCTGTATTCAGCAAATTCTTACCAACATTTTCTGTAGGATCTTTGGACAATGGAACATCAATTGCATCATATGTAGGCGTTGTTGGTTTTGTACCTTGTACGCCTTCACTGTTTGCTTCTTCTGGCTTTGATGTTTCACTTTCTGCATTTGAACCTTCATTAGGATCGTCTCCTTTAGAAGGTGCCAGTTGTGGTTGCTCTGTTCTACCTCTGGTACCAAAATTATTATTCTGTTGACCCAAGAACTCCATGTCTGTACCATCTGAAATTATACCTAATGGTTTTGTCATTACTTCATCACTAGCAAATTGTAGTCCTACAACTTTCTCAAATCTGTCTAAATCAACTCCTGTTAAGTCAAAGTTTGCAATATCATATACTGTGAAGTTTTCATAATCACATGTGATGTTAAACTCTACAAATTCATTACTTGCATAATCCATGTCACCAAATTCAAAACTGTTTATAAGAGGACTTGTCATACTGTATTGTACACCTTTACCACCATGATACATAATGATATCTATACGTTCAAAAAACTGTTTTGTTCGCTGTAAATTTAGTCCTGCTTCACCACTTTTAAAACTTGATCCACCTTCTGCACCAAATTTTGAGTTAATATTTTCTACTTTAGCATCAGTATTTAAAAATACGTCTCTATTGCCTTCAGCATTTCTGTTTCTTGGATTCATAAACAAATATGAAAAATATCTCATCAATACTTGTAGCCATTCATTATTAAGTGTATCAAATACAGTAATATCAATTGGTGCGTATTCTACACCTGTTGAAACTATTTTCTTTTTGTTGTATTGATTTTTAATAATGTTCTTGAATGATACAGAAGGCAATTTTGCCCTTCTGACAAGACTAGAAATATTTGTTTTGAATGTATGATTTTCGATATCTAGAAATGACGCCAGTTCCCTGTTAAAAACAAAGTTCACGTATCCTTCAAATTTAATACGTGGTGGGTTGACGTCAGGTCTAAATCTGTAGTTATTACGGAAGTCTCTGGCGTAGAACTTGCTGTTTGTATTTTTACCTAAAAATTTCAGAAATTCCATACCAGAGCCACCTCAAGTTAAACGGTTATACTCCGATTGTTGTACCGGTATCTACTGTTTCTGGGAATGGGTTTCCTGCTACTGTTCTACCGTTGATATCGTTATCACCTTCATAGTGTGTTGCGTTATCATAACGTACTTGCATAGTAACTGTTACTTGCTCGTTTGTAGCATAGTCACCATCACTGTAGTCAACGTTTGTTAAAAAACAACCTTCCAGGAACCAAACCTCTGTAGCACCAGCATTAACACCATCTAATACTTCAATTTGCATGTCAAATTTATAATCTGAACCTGCGGCTGGAGTAGTTTGTTGGAAGTGGTTTACCTGTCTTTGGACCTGTGAACCTACTGACTTGGCTACTTGGTTAGTTATATCGTCCCTTACTGTTACAGTAATTTGTTCCCAAGCATGTTTACCTTGTAGGTAACTTCTTGAGTTATAACTATCAATTATTATTTCTTCGTAAGTAATTTTAGGTCTAGTAACGTTTTGCACGTTTTGAGTCAATATTTTTGCCTCTGGATTACCACCAAAGTTGTTTAAAAAACTAACTCTAAATCTATACTTTAGTTTCGGCATTAAAATACCGGAACCAGTAGCACCCGTTACCGGAACTCCAAACTTACTTTTGGTTTCGTTTGTTGCACTTGATACTGCCATATTGTTCTCCTAGAACTAAATTATATGCAAATATTTATCTTTTTCACTCAGAATTAATTAACAAGTGTTTTAATTTAGCCACAAAAAAAGGGCAATTAAATGCCCTTTTATTTGCTAAAAATAGTGTTATACTGCTTCTTTTATTCTGTTTACAGCAATATCTGAAGCATTTGGAAATACTTCTGTGTATCCCCAATCAGCAACCTGAAAATATTTTGTACCTTGTTCATTAACTTCAGCAACAATATCTCCAACTGACAGTGAGTGCATATCTCTATACTCTATAACCTCACCATCTTTTCTAGTAACAGTTTTCATGTTGTATCCAAAAACATGATTATCAAATACAATGTCTTCTTCTGAATCTTCATCGTAAAAGTAGCCATTTAATATTTTAAATACTTCCTCTTTGTCCTGAACTAAGTATGAGTTGTCATGTGCATCAGCACTATTGTCATGTGACCCTGTTACAAGTCCACCATTTTCTTTTACACTACAAACTTTAGTATAAAAAGCAAAATCTTCAGGCTTAAAATCGCCTCTGTTACCCATTGTGTTTCTCATATGAGCCTCATATATAGGGTACTTTTCTTCTCCGCCAAGATGTCCTCTGTCATTACTGTTGACATAGTCTACAACTTCTCTTGGGATTTGTATTTGATAAATGTCGTATTGCATAAAAACTCCTACCTTTTTATTTAAACTATACATATATTATAGCAAATTTTATGATTCTGTCAAGCCTTTTAGATAAATATTTTATACGTTCATCCTTTATAGGACGGAAGTAGTCATAAGACGAAGGAACGCCGAACTCGTTCATCGCCACTCTAAATGTAGAGCGACGACGGAAGTAGGTAATTGTACCGAAGGAACGCATCTTTGTAAAAGGAGATGATATGACTAAGTATGAAGAAGCACGGCTAATCAGACGTGCTGTCAAACAAACCCAAAAGAAAGAAAAACATAAATCTGGTCTTATATACAGAGGCATACCACATAATGGTGATTTGCCAAAGTATATTACAGATAATCCTTTCTATCCTTAAGGTAAAAAAAAGGGCAGTAAAACTGCCCTTTTTCATCTAAGTAATTAAACTTATGCTGTTGAACCCAAAGTATTCTGGATTCTGATCGGAATGTAGATAAACTCTACTGCTTTTACTGGTTGAACAGCAATATCAATATAAAGTTCGTTTCTATCTATTCTAGCCGCTGTGTTATTTGTAGTATCACAAACTGTGACAAAATCAAATAGTCCACGTTGCTGTACTAGTTGTGCTAGTAATCTGTCTACAACCACTTTAGCATTTGCTCTTGTAACCTCATCATTTGGTTCAAACAAGAATGGTTTTACTGCATCATCAAGTTGCTCTCTGATGTAAATAACCAATCTTGAAACATTAACTCTATCCAATGCACTTGAAACTGAGTTAAGTGTTTTCTGTCCAAATACTGCAATTCCTCTTCCTGGGAAGTTTCCAATTGGGTTGATTTTATTACTGTAAAGGCTATCTCTTTGTCCTTCACTTAAAGCAACCGCTGTAAACTCACCTGTTGTTGCATCAAGGTATCCAGTAGACGTTGCATTGTTTACAACACCTCTTTGGAAACCTGCTGGTGCAAACCAAGGGAAAGCAACTGAGTCGTTAAATGCAATAGTTCTCAATGCCATATGCGATGCAGGAACCATAACTGTTGTACCGTCTAGGTTTGTTGATAAACCATGTGGGTAGTAAACAGCCGCCTGTGAAGAAGCACTAATAAGTCCATCTTCTCCGTTCTCTGATGCATTATTGGCATTTGTTGCCCAGTTTTGAGTGCTTGTTGCGTCTGCGGCCAATCTCATTGGTGCGTCTGCTACACAGAATACTGTATCTTTTCTGTTTACACTTAAACTTAACATTTCATCTAAACACTCACCATATCCTGGAACTGCAATAATATTAAATCTATTAGTTTCGTTTAGGATTTCCTGATTTGCTGTTAGTTGAGATTGTAATGCTTTAACAACAACTTTACGTTGAGCTTTTCTCATCATGTATGGTGAACCGTCGTTCTTATTACCTGAGTAATCTTTCCATAAACTTTCTGATGCGTCATACTGCTTAACATTACCAACTGATGCCATTTTGTTCCATGCTATCATACCAACTGGGTATAGTGCCGCATTTGGAAGTCCATTGGCTGTGCTAATTAATGATCCACTTGAACTTGCTCTAAAGTCTCCAAATAAGATACCGTCGCTTGTGACTTGGTCTGTATTATCAACTAATACCCAGGCCGCCGCCGCTGATCTCTTATAGATTTTAGGGAAGTTTTCTAAATCACTACTGTCAATCCATAAATCTCCAGTTTGTAATGCTGTCCCATCTGCTTGAGTAGTTGGTGCACTTGCTGAGAATTGTACATCATTTGAGTATGTTGCCCATGTACCACTATTTTGATATAAAATATCAATGTTAGTGTTAGCAACGTTGTTATCATACCATAATGTACCTTCTACTGCCGCTCCTGTTATTGCATTGTCAGATGCTTCATAACTTAATGCTTTAAAGTTACTGTATGTACCTGCAGTAATATTAATGTCTGTAGGATCATATCCTGCAACATTACCTGCCGCAATACCAATATCTTTACCATCTGATGTAGTAATTGTTACTTTACCAGCAACATTACTTGCGATTGCTGAAGTACTGCTGAAGCCTGTAGCATTATTAATACTAGAAACTATTTCGTCAACACTAACAGCACTTACATTTGAACCTGTAAATGTTACAGGGATATTTGCCGCACCGTTTATGCTAAAGTTTAATGAAACTTTACCAGCATGTGAACTAAAGTTGATACCATCAGAAAGAGCAGATGAACTTGCAACTGAAAGTGTTGCATCTCCATTGTGCCTTTTCAATGTAAAGGTTGCCTCGTCTCCGCCGTCTGCCCATAAATCTCCAACTTTTGGAGAAGTATATGTATTAGCATATACAACGTTTGAGTTTTCTTCTGCTACTATGCTCTCTACTGAGAAAGATGCAGTTGTAGTTGAATATTCTTTAACAACAATATTTGATCCATTGTTAGGTGTAGTTTCTTGGATATAAATATCTCCAGTTGTTAAACCACCGCCTCCGGATTTTGTTGTTGGAATAGATAAATGACTTGCAAATTGGAAGTCACCCGCAGAACCTGATACAGCACTTGACCAATTGCTTGATCCAATTTTATACCATGCTCCACTAATTCTTTCGTAAAAGTCAATTGTTGACTTTGTTGCACCTGTGTTAGTGAAGTAAGTGACACAAAAATCTCCGTTTTGGCCAAAAGCCGCTTTTGGATCTCCGTTGCCATCTACATCTGTAGCACCAGGTTTTTTCAATGTTTTTAACACCCATGCTGAGCTCTCATACCTTTTAAGACCCCATGTAGTTAAACTTGTGTCTAACCAATAGGCTCCGTCGGCAGGTGCTTTAGTAGGTGCTGTTGAACTTGCTGAAAGTTCGTCTAGGTCAATGTCTGCTCTAAGTACATAGGCTCTGTTTGCGATACCTAAGAAACTGTAAGCCGCCATTAGACCATATTCATTCTGTTCTCCGCCATGCAAAGGTG